TAACGCAGCTAGAGGTTGGGTCTATAAAACGACTAAAATATCATAGGAGCAACAATGGCTCTTAAACAAGTCAAATTTTTACCAGGCATTGACAAACAGAACACAACAGTTGGTGCAACAGCACGATGGGTTGATTCTGATAATGTTAGATTTAGATATGGTTTACCAGAGAAAGTTGGTGGTTGGTCATCTTTGTTATCTACAACAATATCTGGTGTTGCAAGAAAAACTCATGCCTTCGTAGATCTTGATGGTAATAGGTATGTTGCCATAGGAACAGATAAATCTTTATTAATTTATTTTGAAGGTCAATTGTATGATGTTACACCAATTAAAACTACATTAACATCAGCGACTATTGCTACAACTAGTGGTTCAGCTACATGTACAATTACAAAGTCAGCTCACGGTTTAGCTGTAGGTGATATTGTACAATTAGATTCTGTAACATTACCTGGTGGTACAGGTTTTAGTAATTCTGATTTTGAAGATAAAAATTTTCAAGTTATAACTGTGCCATCAACAAGCACATTTACAATCACACAATCTAGTAACGCTAGTGGAACTGTATCTACCGGTGGATCGTTGAGCGTAAAAGTATTTGAAAGAGTTGGACCAGCAGAACAATCGTATGGTTATGGTTGGGGTTTAGATTCTTGGAGCACAGGTGGATGGGGAAGCGCGGCTTCTGCATCTAGTATTACACTTGAACCTGGTCTTTGGTCATTAGATAACTTTGGTGAGGTATTAATTGCAACTATTGCAAATGGTAAAACATTTACATGGAATGCTGGTGCTGCAAGTGCATTTGCGACTAGAGCTTCTACAACTACAACAAATTTTGCAACAGGTGCAAATCCCACATCTACAAGAGTAACTTTAATATCACCAACAACAAGACACTTAATTCACCTTGGAACTGAAACAACAATAGGTAATAGTGCAACAAGAGATAATATGTTTATTAGATTCTCTGATGCAGAAGATATAAATTCTTATGATACGTCTGCAACAAACACAGCAGGCACACAAAGATTACAAGATGGCACAAAAATTATTGGTGCATTAAAAGCAAAAGAAACAATTCTAGTTTGGACTGATAATGCTTTGTATACCATGAAGTTTGTAGGTGCTCCTTTTACATTTGGTTTTGAACAAGTTGGTACAAACTGTGGTTTGATAGGTAAGAATGCTGCAGTTGAGATCGATGGTATAGCTTATTGGATGAGTCCAAACGGATTCTTTCTATTTGATGGTACTGTTAAAACATTAGCTTGTTCTGTAGAAGATCATGTTTATGAAAATATAAATGTAACAAAAGGTCAACAAGTTGCAGCAGGACTTAATAATTTATTTACAGAAGTTGTTTGGTACTACCCATCATCAAACGCAGACTTCAATGATAAGTATGTGGTTTATAACTATGGCGAAAGCTCAAGAGAAAATACTGTTTGGTATACAGGCACAGAGACTAGAACAACGTGGATCGATGCTTCTGT